ACCGTTGGTAAGAACTGCCACGACAGCTCGGAACAAATTTTTCTCCATATCGTGTCTTGGACGTGCAGGTTCTTTTGACACTTTAATAGTGGGAAAAAAATGAGCAAGTCGTCTTCGCCGAGAAGTTCGCAGAATTTGTATAGCACATAATTATACGATAGGAAGTTCTTCCTCTTCGGAGACTTGTGCTTGTAAAACGGGTCTTGAATGAGGTTAAACATGTCTTTCAACTTCTTTTCGAGTTCCGGAGATAACTTCAGCGTTGGCATACCAGATATTGTATTGGCAATCGTGTGGATGTTTTCATAGTATGCGGAATATCCAAGCTTTTTAAGATATTGTTTTACTTTGGACGGTTTTATTTCGGAAGTGGACGAGATCCTGTTTTTCTTGAATTCCGCACGCACCTTCTCGATGACCTCGTCTGGCACGGTTGTACCTTCCTTCCCCTGTAGCGCATTCAAGCACTCTGTGAGGTGATTGATCCGTTTGTAGGCCATACCGCCTTCTGTATCTTCTTTTTGTGAATAAGATTCCACGTACGACCGTACTTCTCCGCATTTATCGCATACGAGATCCGCTTTTGTCGTGTGATGTAACAAACACCCACCGCACTTGCATTTTTCTAGCTGGTCTTGTGTTGTAAAGTCCGTCACTGCGGAATTGGTTTCTTCGTTTATGACTTTTTCCACCGTATATAGATACTTGTTGAATGTTTTTTTGTTAGTGTTCCCAGATTTTACGTTGTATAATACTGGTGCGTCGTCTTTTTCGTCTTCGTATTCGTCGTCTTTTTCGTCTTTTTCGTCTTCGTCTTCCGTTACCGCCGACTCAGAACTATAATACTCCTTTATGAAAGGTATCGTATTCAGCAAGTATTCTATCTCGTCTTGTTCGATTTGCTCGGCGTTTTTGGGGCTTTTCTTCTTCTTGTTTTGGAACTGCTCTATGTTCTTGGCATATGCTTCCTGAAACGTAGAGAATTTTGAAGTTTCTACAACCTTCGGATCTTTTTTGAGTTTGTGTTTCTTTGCCTCGTACTTGGTCATGGACATCATCCTGTCCGCACTGGTGTATTTGGCCACTTCTTGCTTCTTCAACATATGGTGAATAACTTAATAATACATGTTAAATTATTACAGAGAAATGCTATCGTACGCGTATGACATTGCTTGTCTGTGGGCCCAAAATATGTTCAGGATGGTCAGACACCCGCATGGTTTTCATGTAGACAAGGTTCTCGTTTTTGATGAATCCGAAACACCGGATATTATGTACGAGTACGCCCCCACTGATATGTCAGTAAAACAGCTGAAAGAGTATGTCGCGTTGAATAATTACAGGATTGAGGTCCGTTATGTTTCTCATGGGCAGAAATTCAGGTGTATCATCAGAGACCACGATGATGTTCACCTTCCTATCCGTAAAAAGCTAGAGATGAAAAAGAACCCACGCATCTTGTTTGCGGTCATTACATTGAAAGACGGAACTATCCAGAATGTGACCAAGCGGGTTATAAAATACGCTGGACCTAACGCAGATTTTAACGTATCGGATGGTTCTCTAGTATTTGCCTCGGATATCGTTCCTTTCCACGACAGGGACCGAATCAACATATTGAGGATCAGGCTGGACGACTGGTCCGACTACTACTTTTCAATGAACGATCTCGTCGTATTTTAATGTAAATATTTCAAAAAAAATATATATTGCCAAAATAAACAATGATCGATAACCCTTACGCGAAGGCAGCAATCGTGGCATTCCTGAGCGCAATTCTGGTGACTCTATACGCAAAATTCAACGAACCTGAGGAGAAAAAGCTTGCATCCAGGTTTGCCCAGGTATTCATGGCGGTGCTGGTGTCTGGGGTTGCACTCTCATTCGTGATGAACGCTCCCGGTGGTGATGACCTGATGTCCGAACCGTTCATTCAAGGAGGGTTAGCTGATTTCTGATTTGTTAAAATGATTGTTTTTGTCATCACTCGCTCGAATGATGACAAAAATAAGTTACGGTGATTTTCAACGAGTTGCTCTGCGAATGTTACTGGTGAGCAATTTATTTAGGGGATAGAAATTTCTATACGCCGGTTTCACCCGATTGCCCTTGCTGTTTATAACAAAAAATCCTCCCTGAGGCCCTCTGTATATGTCACGTCCCTTCGTATCCTTCCTACCAGTCTTCACGTTTTTGATTGGCGCCATACTATATAATATATTTTATTTTAATCTTGAGGGATGATCAGCGGAAGGAGACGCTTGGAGAACCCTGCATTTATGTCATCGGTGAACCCAAAGTATGTGTCCGTGTCCGACCTTTTGTCTCCGAACGCGAACCCATATCCTTTAATGTCTTGTTCCAGATTATTAGAACTGGGGTTGAAATTCGTTGTGAAGAACTCCATTGCTCTCTTGGTGTATATGTTCCTGGTTACAAACCACGTAGCGAAAATTGCCACAATGACTATCGCGAACACGTGTAAGTTTTTCATGTTTATGTATCTAAATATTTTTATTTAGAGTGTATATTTCTTGAACAACTTTACGACATTTGCGATCGAGAACTTTTCTTGCCTCGCGGGTGGGAATTGAATTTTCTTCTTCTGATCCAAGTGAAATTTGAGCGCCATTATGCGTTTTTTCCGTTCGCATTCTAGTTGTTTCACCGGCGTTTCTACGGAAAGAAGTTCGTCCAAGTACTTTCCATATGCATGGGCGAAAATTATGTGTCTCTCGTATTCGTGTGCGTATGTAAGATTTTGGACCCCAAGATCTACTTTATCCGCGACATCATCCGATATTTTTATTATGTGCTCAGGGAGATAATCTTCTTGGTCGAAACTGAGTCTGTCAATACCAGTCAGACCTTCCATCGTCATTTCGGACGCAATAGATGTTGATAAAATATGAACCAACATTAGGTGTTCGGACGTAAACAACTCTGGCGGACAATCAATACACCCAGTTATAACACCTACTGCGGAAATACGAGTCCCCTCTTTGCTTTTCTGGCATATAAGTATAGGATGGTTCACCGTGTCTTCTAGTATCGCATCACATGGTTTCTTGGTGGGAAGAAATACGATGGAATTGTCAATAGACGCTCTGATGAGTTGTGTCTTTAATTTCGGTTCTAACCATCTACCATACGAATTCCTATCAAACTTATTCGAAGTCTTGTACCATGCGAGTGCGATATCATCAAAGTCCTTCTTGTCTGTAATGTACATATACAGATTTGCATCCGACCTCAAGATTGTTGATGTAGACATTTTATATATAGTATCCTTTCCGCGAGTGTGTATTTGTATGGTGTTTGTCAATATGAGGACGCCTCGTATCGACAAACCGAGTTTACATGGTATAATGATTATGCCATGAAACAGAACTGGTGCAACCTCGTGTACAACCCGCTGCCGCCGCCGCTGATAGTTGGTGACTGGAAGGGAAATGCGACTCTCTCTCCCCTAAGCATTGGTTCAAGCGGCGTGCCAATCAACAAAAGCTCGAGGAGCAGAAAACGACGCATATCCATTCCGGTGGGAATGTCCTCACGGCCAGAAGCACGCTTCACAGAAGTCATCTCAGCCTCTACCAGGAAAGTATCAAGACGTTCGTTATCGCGAAACCATGCCAGTGTGTCCGCGGCGTGAGCAATGCTCCAAGGGACTAGGCGGCGAGCAATATCTCGACCCGTCTGTTTCGTGTCCGTGAAACCAAACAGAGAGACACCGCATCCGCGAAGATGTGTATTGTTCTGCATGAAAGCCTCCCACTTGAAAATATCATCATACAGGTTCCTGTACTCCGTCTTCACAATTTCGTACATATCTCCCCTCTTCTTGGTCGCGGGTGGCCCGATTGCCGCGTAAGATGTGTTTGCGTCCACGTACACATGGATGATAAAAACCCATGCGAGACTTTCTTCGAATTCCGCCTTCCTCCCGAGAGATACCCTCCTTGCATCCCCCACCGGGAAGTTTACGCCCTTGTTGGACACAATAACTCCCTGAGCGACAATCTCACCAGAGTCCCCCGGGGCATCTCCGGACGTGGAAATAATCACGGGTTCGAAAGCGAATGAATGATACTCGTCGGTGATCTGCCTGTGGTTCTGGTAGATCTTGGACTTGTCTCCAAGCCCTGTGGAGGGTGGCTTCCTGATCTGGCCAAAGATCGGCATCACGTGTCCCACCAGCTTCGCGATATTCGCAACCTTCTCGAACACAGACATATCCTCAGAAAGAGGAGCGCCGTGTGCCTCTGCCATCGCGAAAGAAACATGTACTGCCAGAGACGCCCTTGACAGGACGATGGTGCTCAAACCACGTGCCTGAGTTCCGCTCCTGAGCAACTCGTCTGAGATTCTGCTCGTGTCCAACACCTGATTATCATACAACTTCACTGTCGGGACCGAGATGGAGTCCACTAGCATACTGTCTGCGAAGCGCTTTCTGTCATTCTGTCCCAGACACTCGCGAACTGCGAACTTCTTGTTGGCATTACGACGGTCAGTCTTGACGCGCTCGCCACCGGCAGTCATGTCACAATCTTCCACGATAGTGATGTTGTTAGGATCCGATGGGTCGTTGATCTTCTTCTTCTTTGGAAGAGATGTCACAACACCATCCGTAAGAGTCAGAAGGTCCGTATCAAGGCCTGGCATATCCCGATCGGCAAGGAACATATGGAAATCATCATCATTGAAGTTGATGCAGTCGGAGAAAGCGGGGGAGCTCATGTTTCGTCCTTGGTAGTTGTTTATCACTGGGTTTGTGAGTTGTTATTTTTTGGTATCAATATGAGCCGATGTATGTATAAGTAGTAAAAATGTCTCCGGGGTCAAATGACAAGTACGCACGCGTGTGAAAACTTTCTTCCACGTGTGTGTAAATATACGTAAAAAATATACCCCTTTAGGTTATACATCAATGTTTGATGGTCACTATACCGAATGGATAAATTCTCGGATGAACGGGATCAGGAAGTATATATCTCCGGGATTTTTCAAGTCTAAAACTTTATTAGAGTTGGGGGGTGGACACGCTCATAACGGGCACCGGTTTCACGAATTGGGAGCTATCGTGACGAGCACGGACGCGAGAGAGGGACATCTGGTAACTGTCAATGATACGTACCCTCATATAAAAACGTACATATTGGACGCCGATAAAGATGATATACCAGAGACGTATGATATAATTCTGCATTGGGGGTTATTGTACCATTTGAATGAAATCGAAAATCACATGGAAAAAATTTCACATAAATGCAATGTGTTATTATTAGAGACGGAGGTTTCTGATTCTGACGATAGTACATTTTATATAACAGTCAGCGAAGACGGGTACGACCAAGCATTCAACGCGAGGGGTATTCGTCCCTCTCCGGCGTATGTTGAAAAAGTATTACAACAGAACGGGTTTCAGTTTAAACTCGTAAAAGACCCAATCTTAAATTCTGGATATCATACGTACGACTGGGACATACAGAATACTTCGACGTGGGCCGGTGGATTGAGAAGGTTCTGGATATGCTGGAAAAATGTAGAATCTCCGTTGATTTAAACATTATACAGGAAGAAATCATCTTCTGTCGTTGAGGGAGTACTTCAAATCAAATCTGTTTACTGACAGTCCGATACTGTCTACGTGATGTTTCAGCCACGATTCCGGATTGCGACCTCGGTCTATGTGAGGTGCATATATATCTAAGTAGTCGTATAGTGACGCATATAGTTTCATGGCTCGAGGGGCACCGTAACACATCTGGTCGTTGAGACCGCCCCAGTCCCACACATCAGGGACATAAATATCGTTATCGCTGCCTAAAGTCAGTACGAGTGGTTGATGGCATACCATGTCCGTCCTTGCATACATTATAATGTCGTATTCGTCGTCCGGTATCAGATCAACCCCCTTTTTCAGATTATAAAACATAGAAAGTTTGTGCATGGATTCTTTTTTTAAAATATCTGGGACATTTCCCTGTTGTTCATATTTTTCGAAATTATGTTTTTTTATGCCGTATGTCTTAATGAAATCTTCGTATGGTTCGATGTCTGAGTTCAACGAACAATAAAAATGCACGTCGTATCTCTTGGCAAAGTCTTCGAACCATTTGTAACTATCCTTGTAACAGGTCGCTCGACCGACGAACACGATCGCAACCCGAAGAGGAGCCGGACACCATACGCTCACTCCACCAACCAATGACTTTCGCTGGCATGGGAATCCGCGATATTTTGGCCCAGTAAACGACATTATTATCTATTGTCTGAGATTTTATAATAATATGCTTAATAATAAAATCTCATTTCGCATCATTTTCGTATCGACAAACTATCATTTTAACATCTAACTAAAAAATTGATCGCCGCTAGCCCCCTCCAGACCCAGACCACGCATCTGGGGAGATACAAATGCTCCATAAGATGGATTGGCGCGTGGAACCTGGATCACCTGGGGAGCCTGCTGTTGCTGCTGCATTTGGGGCATCGGACTAGGGCTCACGCTAGGAATTGGGTTGGACATCGGGATCGGTGGCGGCGCACTCTGCTGCAGGAGGCTCTGCAGTTGTGCCACCGCAGCGGCATTGCTTGCTTCCGTTGGTATTTGGGCTGCGTAAGATGGAGCCGGAGAAGTGCTGATGGCAGGGTCGCCGAGAGCGCTTACCGCTTCCAGGCTAGATGAAACGCTGTTAGCGGGAGAACCGGTCTCCACGACATCCTCAGGACTGGGGCTCAAGTCTATCTCCTCTCCATCGATCTGGTCGGTTTGAACACCGTCGGCATCCACCGAACCTCCGAGATACGCGCGCAGAATGTCCTC